GACCACCGAGGCCCCGCCGACCACTACGAGCTCGTCTTCGTTTGATGGCGACGTGGTGAAGTGGATACCGTCCACCACGGCGTCTGCATTGAACGTCACCTTGCGTGTCATGAACACGCCAGCGGGCATCCCCTTAATGGCGGTGTCGGCGACAGAGAGGGTGACGCCGCCGTGGTTACCAGACGTGAGCGTGATGGCGTTGTTGCGCGTAGCTGTCTCCTCGAGGCTAGCCGGCGCAGCCTGGATGTTGAGCGTGGCCAAGATGGCGCTGTTCTCTGAGCGAAGCTGCTCGTTGAACTGCAAGACCTTCTCTTGGTCTTGGAGCGCCTCTGGGCGTCGGGTCTGGAGCTCGTATACGTGAGGCATCAGCGCCCCCTTCTGCGGCGACCACCGCCGGTCAGTCGCACGAGAACCTTCGAGGACTCGAGCGCGATGACTTGCGCGCGATTCTGAATGAAGCCAAACAGTAGGTAGGTGAAACTCCGACCCTTTACCGACAGGGATGTGGACATCGTCTCGACGGCCTCGTCGTCCACCAGGGTGGTGCCATCCGTTGCGTTATCGAGATCGGGGTCGCCCCACTTGTTGCCGGCTGCGCCGAACGTCTTGGTGTACAGCGTCCCGCTGTCTGCCACGTGCGTCCTGAGCGTGGTCTTGGAGCGGTACTCCTCGTAGGCCACCGTGTGGTTGGTGGCGTCCACGTCCATTACCTGAGTCAGCCAGCCCTTCTCTTCGCTGGCCACGGCGATGTTGAAAAGGCCGTAGAGCCAGTTCTGCTGTAGCCAGTCGGCCACTGTCCCTTTGCCGTGGGACAGGATGCGCGTCCACAGACCGCGCGCCTTTTGGCCCTGCTCGCCCGTGCCGATTCGTGGAGACTTGAACGCCCAGTCTACGGGCTGGGCAACAGAGTCGTCGGTGCGCCTCGATCCGGTTACCCACTGCTCCCAGACAAACACACCGGCCGAGGCGGTTGTGTAGGCAGTCCCGACAATGTCGTGCCCAAGGACAAACGGGCAGTTGTGGGCGCCTCCATCGTTTCCAGCAGCAGATGTCGCAGGCGCCCACATGGCCATCCCGCTTACGTTGCTAGCCGGCGACTCCAGCCGCATCGGTAGGTATATGATTGGATTTCGGACTGCCGGGTTCAGGTTCATGGCATCGTTGTGGGTCCAGCCTGACTTGCCCAAGCCATTCCACTCGACACGGATCTCGTAGCCAAGGAAGTCGACTGCGCCGACAGTGTCGTAGACTTGGACTTGCTGGCCATCCGACATGGTTATTCCGAGCGCGTTGAAGTACCCGGCAGCAGAAGAGATGCGCTCGCTTGGCAAGAGAAAGTCCACAAACGCATTGGTGGGTGACGACTGGTTGGCGCCCTCACAGACGGGTTGCCACTTGGTGTTGTCGAATCTGAGCCTGAGCCTGAACTGCTCAATAAAGAAGTTGCCGGTCATTAGCCCCGGCGACGGCACCAGGGATATGGGCACGAGCCAGACGCTGCTGTAGTCGGTGACCACGTACCCGTTTGGGAAGGTGAACCCCTTTGGCACTGGGAGCCACTTGTCTGCATAGAAAGTGGTGGCGGGAATGTTGGGGAAGATCCTTGTGATGTACTTCCCAGCGATGAATCGGTCGTCCTCATCGCGGATAGAGCGGTCGATACCGCCTCCACGCCCATACCGGAGGAGGTAGTAGCTACACGGCTTTACGTCGTCATCTACGTCAACCGCGCTGCCAGTGCTCGTGATCTGGAGCTCGTCGGTGAGCGATTGCACGCTTGTGCTTCCAACCAGGAAGAGGTCGTCCTGGGATGTCGCGAGCCACGGCTCGGTGACGTACCCATTCGGGTTGTCCGTGCTGCTCATGATGCCTGGATACGACGAGGTGACCGTGCCCCCGCCGCCTCCCGTGGCGGCTGCGTAATACACGCTCGAGGTGTAGGACCAGACCGACCACTTGCTCCCCGCCAAGCACAGAGTGATGTTCTGCTCGGGGATGGTGATGAGCAGCGCCCTGAGCGACGGAGAGTAAATGGCGTTCACTCCGTTGGGCTTGAAGTACATCGACGTATGGGGCTGCTCGGTCTGCATCGGCGTGTAGCCGCTGTAAGAGAAGTACGAGCTGAGCGGATTGCTGATAGAGCCTGCAAAGAAGTCGTCGATGTCGCCGCTGGCCAGCTTTACGTCTAGGTTGCCCGAATAGACGTACACCCCGTTTGAATCGACGAAGAAGAGCGCGCCGTCTGCCTCGGCCATGGCGCTCGGGCCGACGCATCCGACAGTGTCAGACACCGGGACAAGCCTGCCGTTTGCCGCGATGTCGCCGGTTGATGGCTGGTATACGAACGTCTCGTTGGACGTGAAGATCAGGAGCTGGCCGGCTACATCCGCCAGCGCCGTGATCGAGTACTCGCTCGGGATGATGACGTAGTTGTCGGTGACAATCCTAGCCGGTCCTCCCATGTCGCTAAACAGGATGGCCCTGTCGAGGGCGTACACCAGCCTCTTTCCAAAGCGGGCGACCACGTTGATTCCCGTGACTTCGTCGTGTCGGAAGTATTGGTAGGACTGCCCGGTCTGGTCTTCTGGCACCACCAGGGTGACGGGGATGACCATTGAGGACTCGGCCCTAGGGCTCGAATAGGCGTGCTGGTTAATGGCGTCTACGAACTTGTGGGTGGACTTCCTTATGATCCCCGGCACGTAGCACCAGAGCCCAGCGGCCTTCGTCCCAAAGAAGAGGACGTCGGTGTCTGCGTCCAAGTTCGACTCTGCGAAGTAGAAGTAGTCCTCGGAGTTCCCGTTCACCCACCGCTGGTGGTCGAAGTCCTTGTCGGAGTCGTAGTGACCGTACTGAAAGTCAGGCGTCTGCGTATCTGGGTCGAGCTCTCCGGTGTGCCGGTACAGCGGCTCCTCCCACCGGGTGTCGGTGGTCAGGTCGTAGATGCTAACCAGATACAGCGGGAAGATGCGTGTGTTGTCCGCGCTGTTAGACGTGTTGCACTCACCGCAGAACACGCTCACGATCTGCTCATGGCCGAACGAGGTCATGATGAGCCTCGAGCCCATGTGCTTTCGGTAGCCAAACTCGCCCGTCCCAATGTTCATCGAGAGGGTCGTGTCGAGCTCGCTCACGGTTCCGAACCCAGAGCGCACGCGCCACGCCTCGCTCTCGAACACCATGTTGAGCGCAAACGCGCCATGGGTCGGAGCCACGTCCTCCGTGCCAACCCCTAGGAGTTCGACCTCTTGACCACCAATCGCCACACAACCCCCTTAGCCACCGAACTCATAGCCTGTCATGACTTGGGAGACGTACTGAGAACCGTCGTAAGCACGAGCGGTCAGATACTTGGTAAGATCTCCAGTCCGCAGTTGCAGCTGGGCCATGAGCATCTCATTTACAGCGTTGTCCAGAATGAAGTACTGCTTGGCAGCCAGGAGGGCTATCACGTCGTGGAACATCGATAGGTTGTCGATGAAGGTGCCACCGCCCCCTACCGCCCAGTTGATGTAGTTTGATGTGGCCGGCGCTGCCCCCGTTGCGACGTACTGAGGGAAGTACTTCATGGTCAGCGTGCCGCTTCTCCTCTCTGAGAAACGCAGGTTGGTTCCGTCGAGCATGTACGCCCCGCTCATCTGAGACAGGGACTGGGGCGTAGCTACCGGCTCAAGCGGGGTGAGCACCACGGTGTCAGATGTCCGATACAACGCATCGAGCTTCATCAGCCTCGGGTTGGTCAGGTTCGCATCCAGGCCGAACACCCTCACTGCGCTCGCCGGAGCGGCAAGGTCGTAGGTGGCTTGGGAGCTCAAGGTGAGGTCGACTATCGTGGTGTAGACGCTGTCGTCTGTCTGCATCACCGTCCATTGGAACTCCTGATAGGCGGCGGTGAGCATGGTCGCCACCATCGCGTCTGTGACGAACGACTGGTCTGGCTCGTCGATGTACTGCCGGAAAAGCGTCTGCACCTCGGCGACTAGCATTAGAGCCCCCCGCGGTTGGCCAGGAGGGCCTCTGCTCGATTGGTGAGCATGCGCTCCGCGGATCCAATGCTCCCAACCTGCTGCTGCTTTGCCGCCATCTCTTCCATCTGCTGGGTCTGGCCAGAGCCCGTGTTCATCGCCCCGACCATGTTGAGCAGGCCTGCTGCGTCCTGCTGCGGCGGGACGGGCCGGGGGAATACCTGCTGGGTTTGCAGCATCTGGATGTACTGGTCGTCGGGAGCGTTTGCCGCGTTGATCGCCACGAGTATGTCTCGGATGTAGTCCTGGTCCTCGTCTGCGAGGGTGTAGAACTCGGAGCCCTGGATGTACTCGTTGAAGACCTCGGCAAAAGCAGCCAGGTCATCAGAGCGGAAGAGCTCGATCTCGCCCCCTCGCTTTGCGGCCTCGAGCATGTCGCGGGCGTGGGCGAGTCCGCGCACCCGCTCAGAGACAAACGAGTTGCCCGTGCGAAAGGAG